GGAATGTACGCTTTTAGGCGTATGAGGGAACAAAACGAAGCTGCTCAAAAGGCGGCTTCAGTTTCCACATCTAAGCCAAAACCAAAACGCAAGTCACAAAAGGTATCTGTAAATGGCGATCTCAATAGTAGCGACAGTCGGTAGTGCGACAGCTAATAGTTATGTCACATTGACTGAAGCTCAAGCTTTTATTGATGGGCTGACTGAATCTGATGATGTGACTGCATGGGCTAGTAGCACTGACGATCAAAAAAACAGGGCATTATTTAGCTCAACTCAAAGAATTGATCGTGAAAAGTTTTTGGGAGCTAGAGTTGCCGATACTCAGGCACTCGAATGGCCAAGATCAGGAGTAAGGAAACCTGACACATACACAAACCTGTATGGTTTGAGCTTTCCAAATAGATTAGTCGCAGACTATTACCTTGACACTGAGATTCCAGATCGTGTTAAACACGCACAGATTGTTCTTGCTGTTTATCTAAACAACAATAAGGATGGTATGGGACTAAGTGGGCTTGAGGACTTTGCCTCTGTTAATATTGGCAATTTAAACGTCACTCCCAGATTTTATGGGGCTGTGGGCATTGATAGGATTCCACCAATCGTTGACCACTATTTAATGGGTATTAGAATAGGTGGAAGAGCAAACTTACAAATCAAGAGGTCTTAATGTACGGCTACGACTATCCATCTGCAATAATAATCACAGATCATACTCAGGCATTTACTGGTAGATTTGGTAAAGTTGTTGCATTGAAAAATTCAACTGTTGATTTAGTTGCTGAAAACATCACAGAGAATACATCTACAACTATTTCTGGAATACCTTTGCATCATTCAGCAGAGATATGTGGTGTGATTACAAGTGTTCAAGTTGCAAGCGGTGACGCTGTTATTGCTTACCGCTTATGAGCATTGCATCAGCACTAAAAAAAGCAGCTTCAGCAGCAATCAAAGCTACTGGTGGGTCTATTACTTATAGAAGAGTGACGACTGGAATATATAACCCTACTACTGGCTCAATGAGTGAAGTCAAAACAGATGTCAGTATAAAGGGTGTCGTGAGCAACGTATCAAGGTCTGAGGTGACTGACCTAGTTTCTAGTCAGGACAAAAGACTTACTATATCTGCTGGAGATATAACTTTCACTCCAACTACATTTGATCGGGTTGTTATAAGCGGAACAGAATATAAGGTGGTTCAGATCAATACAAATGAGCAAGATAATACAGCTATCAGCTTTGATATTTTCTTGAGGTAGTTATGACTAGAAGAATCGAGATCTTTGAAATTGACGATTTCTTTCAAGAAAAAATTATTGATATTGTTCAAGCGACTACTTTGGAGTGGACAAAAAGAGTTAAAAAAGCAACACCAGTAGATACAGGTAGATTAAGGGCTGCATGGCAAACAAAAATTCCATTAATGAGTGCATCAAGAAATAGAAATAGTTTTATTGGTTTGATTACAAATAATGTTGTTTATGCAGAGCCTGTCTGTTACGGAGTAAATAAACCACCATCATGGGGCGGTGTATATAGAACTAGACAAAACACTGTTGAGGGATTTCCAGAACTTATTGGCAAAGAATTGCAACAATATGTAAGACGACAGTTTGGGAGGTAAAAAATGGCGGCTACAAATTTGAATACAGTAAGGTCAACTATTGAAACAAGAATTAGAAATGAATTTAGAACAGGTCAGCCGATACCCATAGTTTTTAACAATGTCCCATTTGATGCCTCTACTGTTGATCAATATATTCAATGCGTTATTAGCTTTGGATCAAGTGAATACCTTACACAGCAAGCACCAAATTCAAGCACCACTTCCACAAATCTTATTGTGGGTCTTGTTACTTGTAATATTTACACAAAACAGGGATTAGGAGCAGGGGCAAACTTCACTATTGCCAAAAGAGTAAGAGATTTATTTAACAGGATCACCGTTTCTGATGTACGATTTGACCCACCAATAGGGCCAGAAATATCTGAATCAAATCCAGAGGGGAAATTTCAGACACAGGTTAGAATAACATTTGAACTCTATGAGGCACTTACTTCATGATTGAAATTACAGAAGAAATGCTTGACGCTATTGAAGCTGTCAAAGGTAGAAGAGATCCAAACTATTGGGATCCTCAATGCAGACGCTATATGGAAAGGCAGAAAGCTAAAGTAAAAGCTGTAAAAAAACAGAAAAAAGGTTAATATAATTATAAATATTTCTTTTTATTGTTATGGCTGCTGTAAAAGGTGATGTCGGGCAAGTCAAATTTGATGATGGCGGCTCCTCAGTTAACCCAGTGTTAGGCACAAGATCATGGTCTATGTCTATCACTAAAGATACCCAAGAAACAACTGTTCAAGGTGACACTTTTAAAAAATTCATTGGTGGACTTATTGAAGGTGAGGGGACTGCTGAATTAGTTTATGACAATGCCGCATCTGGTGAAACTGCAACTTTTGTTGATGGTGTATTGACTACAGGTGACGCTGGAACAGCATCTTTTGAGCTTTTCCCTGACAGTGCTAGTGGTTCTGCAAAGATCAGCTTCAGTGGTTTAATTACAAACTTTGAGCAAAGTTCATCATTAGGTGATGTCAACACAATCAGCATCACATTCAAGCCATCTGGCACAATTACATCGGCAATCTAAAAGTAAAATTCTTCGCATTTATTTATGGCAACTAAAAGAACCGCAGAGGTATTGCTTGGGGCGTTTCAGGATGAAATGGTCACAAGACGGCAGTTTGATGTAAAAAACTCCAAAGATGAAGTCATAATGACTTTGTATTTTAAGCCGATAACAAGATATGCAAGGGTAAAAGCTCAACAATTAGCTGGCCCAAATGCAGATGCTTTGGTTGTATCTACACAACTACTTTGTCAAATGGCAGAGAAAGAAGATGGAACTCCAGCCTTTGATATGTCAGATGCTCCAATATTACAAAGACAGCTACCAGAAAAAGTTTTAAATGATCTTGAGCTTTTCTTGAATGACATCAAGCTTGATATTGATACAGCAAAAAAAGAATAAAAGGGGACAACTGGTTTAGATTTGAGTTTTTCCTAGCAACAGAACTTGGTAAGACAGTGCAAGAACTCAGGCTTAACATGACTGAGGCAGAGCTTATATATTGGGCTGGATATTATGAAATAAAACATGACGAAGAAAAGAGGGCGTTGCAACGACAAAAACGCAATTCAAGGTAATATAGAATAAAGGTTTTTTTTATTTGTGGCAGAGTCAGTCGTTAGGTTAAAAGTTGATGCCAGCGGTGCGACTAGGGCTTTAAATGGTGTCCAACAAAAAACTAACGCATTACAGAAATCATTTGGTGGATTGCAAAGTGCGATTGCTGGAGTTGGTTTTACAGTTATTGCAAGTCAAGCGGTAAAAGCTTCGGCAAACTTTGACAAATTGAATGTAAGACTTGGTTTGTTAACCAAAGCCAATGGAACTTTTGCAAAATCGCAACAGATAGCCGCAGATGCACAAAAAGCTTTCGGTTTAAGTTCTACAGAGGCACTTGAAGGAATTACAGATATAACAGCAAGATTAGCTCCTTTGGGTGTTTCAGTTGATGACATCAAGAGTACATTTTTCGGATTTAATACTGCCGCCAAATTAGCTGGTGCATCAGCTATGGAATCGTCCAACGCATTTAGGCAACTAGCACAGGCTCTCGGCTCAGGAAGGCTAGCTGGTGATGAATTTAGAAGTATATCTGAACAGATCCCAACATTATTACAACCTATTGCAAATGAACTTAATGTCCCAATAGGAAAACTTAAAGAGCTTGCTGCTGAAGGAAAACTAACAAGTGATGTTGTTTTGAGGGCTTTAAGAAAGATTGAAACTGACGGAGCAGCTTCATTAAAAGAGTTAGTAGCAAATGACCCAACACAAATATTCAAAAACTTTAGTAATGCAACACATGATCTTTCAAGAGCTTTTGGTGATGAATTAAGGCCAGCCGTTGAAGGTGTAACAGTATTATTGACTGATCTTATAAATGGAATAACTGAATTTGTTTCAACTGATGCTGGTAAGGCTGCAATATTAATTACAAAAATTGCTGTTGCTGCAAAACTTTTAGCAGTTACAATTCCCCTCGTAACAGGTGCATTTACAGCTTTATTAGTAAAAATTAATATGGTTGGTGTCTCTGCTTTAGCGGCCTCTGGTGGTTTTACCGCTATGCAAACTGCGGCCTTATTGTCAGCAAAAGGGATAGCAGCGACTACTCTTGCTCTAGGTGCTTTAAAAATTGCTATTGCAACAACTGGAATAGGATTGCTTGTTGTTGGTGTCGGTGCTTTAGCAACTCAATTTATGAAAGCAAGGCGAGAGGCAAAGCAGTTTCAAGATTTAATAAATGAAGGCGGTCAAGAAGATGTCCAGAAAGCCTATGAAGATCAGCTTGAAGTTGTCAAAAAAATTGAAAAAGAATTAGAAAGATCTGGCAAAAGAGGAAAAAGTAGATTATTTACAAAATTAGAAGAAGAAAAGGCAGAATTAAGAATGTTAGATGGAAGATTAAAAACTCTTGAATCTGAAGAAAAAATAACTGAGGCCAAGAAAAAACAAAATGAAGAAAATAAAAAAGCAGAAGAATCTATAAAAAAACAACAGGAGGAGACAGATAAATTAAAAGAAAAAATGACTGCTGTAGGAGAGGAAATAGAAGGAAGTATAAAAAATAATCTGAGGGACGCTATAACTGGTGCTAAATCATTCGGAGAGGCCATGACAGGCGTACTTAACCGCATAAGGGACAAAATCATTGACGCACAAATAGACAAGCTTATAGGTGGCTTTGGAGAGGCATTTGGCAAGGGAGCAAGCGGTGGAGAGAAAAAAGGACTTGGAGGATTTCTTGGTGGAATACTTGGAGGCCTTTTCAAAGCAAATGGTGGCCCTGTAAAAGCTGGACAGCCTTACATTGTTGGTGAACGTCAACCTGAGCTATTTGTTCCAAGAACCTCTGGCACTATTATGCCCTCTGTTCCAATGGGAGGAGAATCGGTTGTAAATAACATCACAGTCAGTGTTGACGCTACAGGATCTGCCGTCAGTGGCTCATCTGCTCAAGGCAATGATTTGGGACAACAAATAGCTGTTGCGATACAATCAGAACTAATAAAACAAAAACGTAGTGGAGGTTTACTTGCATAATGGCTACATTTCCTAGCATCACACCTCAGTACTCTACTCAGGAAACAAAAGAACAAGATAATCTGAAGATAAAACTAGGTGATGGTAGAGAGCAAAGATTAGTTTTTGGTTTACCAGCAAATAAAAGACTTATAAATTTGACTTTGACATTTAATGTTTCTACAACAGATGCTTCAACAATAGATACTTTTCTTGATGCAAGATTTGACGATCAGGCAAGCTTTGACTTTACACCACCACATCACTCTTCAGCCCTTAAATTTGTTTGCACTCGTAGATCAAGGACAGCAATTTTAAATAATAGAGTAATTATGAATTTGGCGTTTGAAGAAGTTGCGGAGGCATAGATGGCAATACCTCATTCAGAATTACAATCATTAAATCCATCAGCAATTCTTGAACTTTTTGTTTTAGAACTTGTAGAAGGTTTGCATTATGCAACAGGCAACCCAGATAGTGTTCCTACAACATTTAGATTTCATTCTGGTTCTAATATGAATAGTAATGCTGAATTAGTTTGGCAGGGTAATTCATACCAAAGACTACCAATTGAGGCTAATGGGTTTGCTTACACTGGTAGAGGTCAAACCCCAAGACCACAGCTAACAATAAGTAATTTTGGTGGTATTACTAGAAGTGGATCTGTTATAGATGTTTCTGGTTTTTTAAAAATTGTAAACCAAACAACTGCTCATAATGATTTGTTAAATGCGAAATTAACAAGGCTGCAGGTGCTTGCATCAAGTTTAGATAATGCAAATTTTAGTTCTGGCAGTAATCCTTTTGGAACTCCAAATAGTGATGAATTACCTCAAGAAATTTATTTCATTGATAGAAAAACAACAGAAAACAGACAGATTGTTCAATTTGAATTAGTTGGTACGTTAGATGTTGAAAATAAAAAATTACCAGCTAGACAAGTCACAAGAGCCGATTTTCCAGCAGTAGGAACTTTTGTTACATAATGAATATTCAAAAAACTTGGAAAAAAGATGCAATGAAACACGCAGAACAATGTTATCCAGAGGAATGCTGTGGGTTAGTTGCAAAACAAAATGGTAAAGAAATTTTTTGGAAATGTAAAAATATTGCTTATGAATATAAAGCAACATCTTTTGTAATTGATACTGATGATTGGATTGAGTGCGAAGATAGTGTTGAAGATATAATTGGGATTGTTCATAGTCACCCTGATAA